GTCTTCTTACTCGGCTTCCACCGCTCCAAACTGTGTCCGGCTCACTTGGTACATTATAAGAACCATCACGAGCATCATTGCGCTCTGAGACAATCGCTTCACCTGCAATCACAATCGGATCACGTTCACAAGGGATTGAGATATAAGTAAGGCCCGAAGATGAAGGAAGGCCTGTTGATGCATCAAGTGAACCAAAGCTTGATTCAACTGCAATGCTTAGACTTCTGTGTGTCACTGCCATTTTAAGACTCCAAATAGAGAAGATCAAAAGGAAGAATCAAGAGATAAGCAAAGACTTCACCCCTATCATCAAGTATAGTTTCAAGTGTAGCTTGCAAAGGAATCAAGCTTATTATGCCTGTTGTTGCTAGTTGGTATTGTGGACCTTTAAGCTTGTCGATTAAGTCAGCAACATCTTCATTGATTTGTCGAGTCAAGAAGCCTGAGTCATGAGGGATGTCATATCTTACTCGGCATTGAATCCTTGACCGCTTTCGACCACTAAGACCGGCTTGTCCATCATCAATAGCAAGGCCATCAATTCTCATTTCAAAGAAGCGAGTTGAATTGGCTCTTTCCTCCAATGGTATTGTGTGGCCTGTTCCTCTATTGGTAGCGACAAAACCATGATGAGCATCAGTTTTGGGAGTGATGTTTTCGACTTGGTTCTCTAAGTATTCAAGAGCTGAAAAGATACCCTGACTCATTTGAGTTTCCTCCTTAGATCAATCTCGACAGCTTTGACAATCAAGTCAACTTCACCAGGAGTTAACCCAATGAACTCTCGCTCTTCATTTACATAATAGCCATATTGAGCGTTTTTAGTCAGCCCAATTTTAAAGCCATCTTTGGTCGCTTCGGTCACAACAAAGTTATTAAGCATATTACCGCTTAAGACCAAGTCAACGCTTGCCGATTCACCGCCTTGTCCTCTTCTTCGGCTATCCTCTTTGTATTGAGCATAGCCTTTAGAATAGTAGACACTCTTTCCGGTCCTTGATGGTCGGCCACCTTTGGGAGCAAGACGAGCGCCTTTCTTAGCAACATAGATCGGCTTTTGGGAATAATCTTTGAATAGTTGCCCATTTGCATCCACTCCCTTCCCTGTCCTTATCTTGATTTGAGCTAAGGTATTAGAAGCTAGCCTTATTGAGTCTTCAGCAGTCCAAAGACTTCTTGGAAGATTTAAAGTGACTTTGGCTGTCATCAGTGTCTCATTCCTCTTTTGGGAGTGAAGAAGCTATCATTTGAGTTCTTGCTGTAAGTCCTCCAGCTTGCTCTAAAGTCAGAAGCGCTTCCACCTTTTCGAGTCAAGTTTTCTTCTCCACTATCAACCAAGCCATCACCATCAAGATCAAGGCTTACTGAACTTAAAGCAGAATCAAGAAGCTCTTGACATCTAGTTCGCATTGCTTCGGAAGCATCAAGTTGGAGATTGAGTTCATAGATTCTTGATGCTGTGCAATAAGCATGAGCAAGCTTAAAGCTTTGAGTGTTGAAAACTTCATCCTCTGTGATGTCGTCAGCTGTTAAAGCGTTTCTAATATGAAGCGCTATCTCGTCAAGGCTTGCTTTGATTTGTGGTTTAAAGTCGCTCTGTCTTCTTGGGATCATGTCCGCAAGATTGGCAAAGGTTGCCACAAGTTCATCATGATCAAGGCCGGTGTCAAAAGGTCTTGGAGTTGCTTTAATTACTCCCTTCTCCATCTTGACATGATTCTGACTTCCATAGTCTGCTGAGTAGCTCAACTCATATGGATAATATCCACTTACTCCGGTTACTGAAGCGCTTGTCACAGGTACATAGTACATTGAGAAGACAAGAGTTGCGCTGGTGCTTAAATCAATCTCTCTCGGTAAAGGCTCGGCTAAGATTGCAGTTGTACCAACAACCCTTGAAACAGTGACGGAAAACCAAGTGTCTCCATTGGTCACCAAGAAGCCTTTGGCTTGATCTCTGTGGAGAGCTATCGCTTCAGCGTTTAAGGTCAAAGTCCTTCGGTCGCTTGCGATTGAGTTCACTGTCAAATCAGTTCTGCTCTGTGTCATGGTTTCACTAAAAGCAGATGATCCACCTTTAACCACTAAAGTTGGTGCTTCGCTTAATGGTGTTGGAGCGTTCCATTCAAAGAGATAGTTTTGGCCTGTTATCGCTTTTCTCATCATTTCGCTCCTCTGTTTGCTTTTGTAATATCGGCTTGTTTCGCTTTGGTTAAGTTGGCCGCTTCAATAAAGCCTTCTGTCACCGGACTCCAACTGTGTCGGCAATTATAGCCACCGCCTGAAGTGATAACACTTAGACCTTGACCATTGTTGAGCCTTCTCATTTGTTTGTCATTAACAACTAAGTTTATCAAGGCACGACAAAAAGGCCGAGTGATTCCGTCTCTTGGTCCGGTGTATAAGTAATGATCAAGACCAGCTGTTTCGGCTGCCACTGCTGTGATTCCCCGACCATATTGACTAATTCTTGTCTTGACCTCTGTGAGTTGTGCCCCCTCTGACCTTTTGAGCCTTGCTTCAAGATTGCTCATCACAATACTTGGAGGAACATCAACCAATAAATCTCTTAGAGATTCATTTATACTTGTTTTGAATGAAGGAAGAATCACCTCATCAAATACAGCTTGCGCTGTTGCAACTTGAATACTCTCAAGCTGTGGCGCTATTGAGTCGAACCCAAAGTTGGGCTGAACTGCTTTAAGCGCTGTCTCAACAGTTTGTTTGATAGCTTCTTGCTGTTCAATGAACTCATCAACTGCAAGCCCAAGTCCACCTTGTAAGATGAAATCAAGAAGCTGTTCATCAGTAAGATTTAGGAGAGTCAATGGATTGCTCGCTGTGATAGCGCTCTCCACTGTCTCCAATAGTTGTGCCCTTGCTGTCCTAAGTGTGGAAGCAAAAGACCTCTCCGCTGAAATCTCAGCTTTGAGTTGATCGCGTCTTGCTCTTGTTAATGTGGCCAACGGACCAGACTGACTCTTGGCCTGTCTAGTCAAGTCTTCAACTGCTAACTTATCAGCATCTTCCTTCTCCGCAAGGAGGATAGGTTGACCACACGAACAAAACATATCTTAGAGACAATCAGTGATGATACGACCAAGAGTTGAATCAACAGCATGGAAAGTGTTGACCTCTTCACCCCAAACATAACGGCGAGTCTTGTCAAGGCTGTCATACTGACCGCTTACCATATCGTTAAATGATAGGTTAAGAGCAGCAACAGGCATACCCTTCACGTTACCGCTCTTTTGAACGATAGCGTCAGAACCGCGAAGAATACCCATGAACAAGCTGTCACCGGTCCAAATGTAAGACTCTGAACTAGTAGCACCTGGAACAGCAGTGTCTTGACGAGCTTGGCCAACGAAGATGTTAGGAATACCAAGAACATCACGAAGAACAGCAAGAACAGCCTCATCATTCAAGATGCGCTCACCGCTTGCGATACCGTTGGCGCTAGTTCCAACATAACCGCGTACTTCAGGATTACGAGCGAGCTCTCTAAAGAGTTGACGACCAAAGATCAAGGTGTCTGGATTGATACCATGAGCAGCCTCAAAAACAGTGTCCTTCAACTCGTGAAGATAGCTAAGAGCTTCCGCACCGGTTGCATTGAACTTACCGCCAAACTCATTGGTAGCGCTGTCGTTGTTAAAGTTAGCTGTACCGAAAAGAAGATCAGCTGCGCGCTTCTCGCGAGCGAGCTTCATTACACGAGCAACCTTCTTTGCAATGCGAGCTTCTTCACTGCCTGGATATTGGCTGTCAAAGATATCTTCCATTGCGATTGAATCGCTTGCGCTGTAGATCTTAGCTTTGAAAGTTTGGCTTGAACGATCGAAACCACCGATTGAAGTACGACTTGAACCGGGAGCGCGCTCAAGGTCAAGGCCTGCACCTGCACCCATGAAGTTTCGAGTGTTTTCAACTAATAGAGTACCTGAGCGCTCAGGGACTTTGATAGTCTCAAGAACTTTGTCTGCAATCAGTTGATTATCACTAGGAACAACTTCTTGGACAAGGCTTGTTAAGATCTGATCAACAGGATGTAGATTTGAATATGATGAAGCCATGATTTAACTCCTTAAGGAAGTAGATTGTTAGGGCCGGTGAACTTGATCAAGATCTGATCATTAGCGCTTGAAGAAGCTTGGTTCACATTTGGAAGGATTTGGCCGATTGCGTAATTTCCTGAAGTAGCGTGAGCTAAAACAGTTCCATTAGCGCCAGCCATAACAAGTGAAGCAGTGTTTGCAATTCCACCGGCTCCTGTGATCACTCGTGACTCACCAGAGATAAGAACTTCAACATATTCACCGCTTGCACAAGCACGT